GGGCGCGCCTTCTTGGCCCACGGGCACCAGTTGGCATAAAAGAAGGGGAAGCGTGCCTTTTTCTCGTCAGGCTGGAGCGGGGGGGGCGGGGGGGGTGGGGGCGGCGGCTCGGTCGGAGACTCGGTCAACGGTGGAGACTGAGACTCGGGCGTACCTACAGTGCGTGTCATTATGTCGTACATCAAATACGCCACAAGTCCAAGCGAAATCCATCCAAGAATCTGGAAGACAACACTAAGCTCCATGTGTCTCTTTACGAAAAGACGGATATAAAACACTCACCTTTTTTTGTTCAGCAGCATACCACTCCCGGTAGGCGTCCTGCGACGACATGGAATTGCGTATAATGGTCCACGCAATCTGGTGGGTTTGACGCTCGGGTTCGTACGCTTTGGGCACGATGTTATACCACCGCCCGTTGTAGCGAACGACCTGTGTCATTGTGTTTTCTGCAGCGTATGTATGAAAGTTCATTCATTCGTTTAAGAACCTATTTTCATAGTGGGGCACCATCTATAATAAGATGCCCATCAATCGTGAGGAACTACCCAAGATGGACGAGAACGGGTCTGTGGACTATCTGGAGGAGGACCCCGAGGTGCCGACGCAGCGGTACGCGATTGTGTCCTTCATCTCCCCCGAGAAGGTCATCAAGATGAAGAACCAGTTCATGGTTGAGAAGTTCATTGAGTGGATGGAGTACGACTGGAAGATCAAGGGCATGGAGAAGTACAACGCCTTCATCGCCCAGAAGTACAACCTGAAGGTGGAGGACCTGTTTGCAGACGCCGATGCATTCCGCAAGATTCACAACCAGGACATTTCCAAGACGGATGTGCTGGAGCAGTGGCAGGTGTTCCTGCTCAAGAAGGAGAAGGAGCTGGACTCTGAGTTCACGGAGAAGGTGGACTTTTGCACCAACGTGCGGGGCGTGAAGGTGCGCCGTGTGTTTGGCGACCTGCCCGAGGCCCAGATGTTTGCCAAGGTGCTCCAGCGCCGCTACCCCCGCGACAACCTGTTCATCGGCAAGGTGGGCGCGTGGCTGCCGTGGGACCCCTCGGAGCACATGATGCCCGACGTGGAGTACGCCGAGAAGGAGCTGAACGAGCTGATGCGCAAGTACAAGGAGAATGAGATGAACAAGGAGCTGTTCTTTGAGGAGGACAAGAACGAGAAGATTCGCAAGCAGCGCGTTGAGAACGACACGCGCAAGAAGCAGGCGCTCGAGGACCAGAAGAAGGACTCTGGCATTGCGGACGCTGAGGACGTGCAGCAGATGATTGAGACGCCGATTCACCCTGCAGAGGGCGGCGCGCCTCGCGACCTCTAAAGACGGTTTAGTTGTACAAGCGCCTGCGTTTCTTCGGGTGTAGGCACCTCAAGCCGCCACGGCAAGCACCCGAGCCGAACCTTCCACATGCTGTGCGTTACAGGGTCGTACCAGTACTGGACGGGGGTGTAGAACGGCGACTTGAGTTTCACGAACGCGTCCATTTATTATGCTGTTTTCTTTACATTTACCCAAGGTCCTGCATTCTTCTTGCGCATAGAGTCGGGCGTGTACTCGTCCTGAGCCAGCATTGCGCTTGAAAAGGGTTTGTTATCCACCCACATAACATCATCACACAGCCTAAACGGGGGGTGTGCTGTTGCTTTATACCAAAACACCTGGTCCTCCAGTTTGTTGGACTGGACGCCGTTTGCAATCACGAGGCACTCGTAGTTTTCCGTGCACTGGTCCATGAACTGGCAAAACATTTCAAACGTGGGAAACATGCCTGCAAAGTTCTCATAGATTCGCTTGCGGTTGTTGATGTTGTTCTCCCGCAGGATAAACACGAAATCAATGTTGGTGCGCAGGTTGGGCGTGATGCCCAGCGGGTACTGCATGGTAATCAACGTCACCATATCAATGTGCCGGCCGTTCATGAAAATGTAGCGGGTGGACTCGTCGTTAATCCACGTTTTGTCGTACAGGCAGTCGTCCAGAATTAAAAACGCCCGGGGGTCAATGCTAGAGTGCCCGTTTGTCTTTTTCTCGTGCTCACGCTTCTGCTTGATGCCCGCTTGCCGCCGGATTGCGTTCTTCACCAACTCTGGGCGGTACACGTCGTGGATGAGTTTTGAGGGTACAAAGTCCTGGAAAAACGGGTTGGCGACCTCTGTGCCCGATATCACGGTGCCCACCGGGAAGCAACTCTGGGTGTTTGCCAGCATGTCCTTCACCAAGAACGACTTGCCCGTGTCTTTTTTTCCAATCAAGACAATCATGGGCGATTTGTGAGAATCAATGTCACACCGTTCTCGTATCACATCCATGTTGAATCTTTTGATTTTAAAGTCCATATTACTGATATCGCGGGAAGATTTTGGTTTTGGTTTGTACACGAGGTATAAATGGGCAAGCGCGAACTGAAGAGTGCCCCCCTCCCGGTACAAGTCTCCAAAATAAAGGGGATGGACACGGTGCGACGCGGAGCATCGCAGCACTGGGGCGTGGACCACGTTCAGCCTTTTTTCCCACCGCTCGAGTCCCTGTTCAAGGTGGAATCGGTGCCCGACGGGTGGCGGGAATACGGCATAAAGCTGGACAACCCGATTCAGACCATAACAGGTTCAACGTCCGTCACGCTTGCAGACAGCACCAGCGTCCCCATCCACATCAAGCAGACTGCAATTCTAAGTCCGCTCAAGTGGATGCGAGGCGACTACGGGAGTGCTCTGGGACTTCCAGCCACACAATCCGACGCCTCGGACATCCACGCCAAACTTCAAATTCCCCACAATGCAGCCTACATTGGCAGCCTGTTTTCTGCCCTGCTGTCGCAGACCAAGTGCATTCACTTCCCCACAGTGTACGGCGTGTACTCGGGCATTGCAAAGAAGCACACGATTGACATCTCGGACGACTACTGCGACCTGACTGACCGCCCTTGGTTTGCACAAAACATTGGCAGCACGTTTGAGCTGAAGCTCGCGGACCAGCTGGAAGAGCTTGGTGGGTTTCAGCACACACGAAGCACCCGCGTGGAAATGCAGCTTGGCGCCGACGCGGAACTTGGCGATGTGGAGGAACTGGACGGCATTCCTTCCTCTGACCCCCTGCATATTCCCAGCATGGAGCGCCACACCATTGACAATGACACGAGCGCACGCGACACGGAGAGCGACGCGTCCAGCGTGTCCACCTCGTACATCTTTGAAATTGAGTCGTGCGATTGCAGCGACGCAGGGACCGACGTGTCCGACGAAGACGAAGAAGACGACGAGGGGTTTGCGTGGGCAACCGTGTCAAACGTTCCCGTCCAACTCACGGTGATGGAGCGGTGCGAGGGTACGCTGTACCAGTTGATGTGCTTGAACCCCGAGACGGAAAAGCACTGGGCGTGGATGGCGCAAGTCGTGTTTGCTCTGTTTTTCGCACAGCGGACGCTGGGGTTTGTTCACAACGACCTGCACTCCAACAACATCATGTACGTCAAGACGGACAAGGAATGGTTGTGGTACAAGGCTGACGGCGAGGTGTTTAAGGTGCCCACGCACGGGTACCTCATCAAAATCATTGACTTTGAGCGGGGTCAGGGCCTCGTCCGCATTACAGGCATGAAGGGGTACAAAGTGTTTATGAGCGACCAGTTTTCCCTACACGAGGAGGCGGCGGGGCAGTACAACTGCGAACCCTTTTACACCCCAAAAATTGAAACCATCAAACCCAACCCTTCGTTTGACCTGGTCCGCCTTGCAACCTCCCTGTTTTGGGACTTGTTTCCGAGGGGACCCGAGCACCAAGAGTACACGTCCAACCCCCTGTTTTGTGCTTTAAAAGCGTGGTTGACGGTAGAAGACGGCAGCTCCATCCTGTTTGGACCCAAGAGCGCAAAGCACAGCAGGTACCATGGGTTTGAGTTGTACAAGGCAATCACACGGCACTGTAAGGACACGGCGGTCCCCCGAAAGGAGATTTCGCTGTTCAAAGAGTTCATCGTACAGAACGCCCCTGGAACGATTCAGTACGACATTCACGTTTGAATACCCTTGAAATTTCAAATACGAAGATGTAAATGAGTGAGTCAGAGTTTGCAAAGACGCACTTGCGCGACCACCTTATGACGCTGCTGGTACACCCGATTTCCGAGGGGTTTTGGAGCGTCCACGCCAGCGCAACTGAGGTGTGCGAGCGCAACGGGCAGCCCGATCAAGTGCTTCGGACTTTCCAGAACATGCTGACCAAGATCCCAGAGTGGACAGAGTCGACGCTGGCGATGGAGGTGGACCGCATCGTCAAGACGACCAAGTGTACGTACCTGGACGACCTGCTCATGGGCGTGTTTATCGCCTACATGAAGTCGTTTGCAAGCCTGCACTACCGTGGAGACTCGGGGCACGTAGAGGTGGATTTTGACCGGCCCACCATGGCAAAGTTCATTCACGAGGCGTACATTCAGTCCGCACGCAAACTGTGGCAGGCAGCGTACCTCTTCAAGACCAACGGAGTGGTCACTGAGCAGCAAGCGCGCAACCGCCACGCTATTGCGGGCATCATTCAGGAAACCATGGAACACGTGATTCGTTCATTTTTGCCGTGGGAATCCATCGCCCGCCAGTTCTCTACGCCCACTGCCGCTGCCACTGCAGACCGTCGGGTGGTGTTTGACCAGGACGACAGCAGCGACGACGACGAAGAGAGCGAGGAAGACGACGCACCGCACCCACGCGTAACCATCTCTGACGAGGTCGCTACTATTGAGTTCAAGGAGATTGAGGACGACCCGCTCAAGGAGATTACAGGAGGCGAGCTCGTTCTAAATCTATAAACAATTCACAGGGAGGCGAACAAAGATGATGATTGTTGTTGCCTCCATTGCAGTCGCACTGATTGTGTTTATCATTTATGCACTGGACCGCAAGGGCAAGGAGGAACCCATCGTGTGGCCCGACGCGCTGAAGTTGTCGCTGTTTGGCGGCGTGCTCACCTCGGGCGTTGTGTTTGCGTCCTCAGACGCTGGCAGCGTGGCGACCAGCATACCAGAGGTTGCAGCAGCAGTATCCGACACGGTACAGGATATGTTTGTGGGGACGCCCTCGTTCTGAGGAGGGAGGGGGGCCTACCATGAAAAACGGAATTGGAAGTTATAAAATGGATAGGTATCACTCTCAAGTACAACGCAAAACCAATCGCAAAATGTCCTCTACCCAGAAGATCATTGAGGAGACGGTTACGCTGCTGGCGGAGCACTACAACTTTGATGCCAAGAAGGCGATCGAGTATGTGCTGAACATCAAGAAGGCGACGTCGGCTGCGTACACCCGTGCCAAGAAGGCCGCGGATGGCACGCGTGCCAAGATTGCTGAGCTGGAGCAGAAGATTGCCGACAAGAAGGTCAAGAACGCCGAGCAGTCGGGCGTGACCCTCGCCGGCCTGCAGACCAAGCTGGCCGAGCAGCTGGAGCGCATTTCCAAG